AAAAGAAGCAGAAAGTGTAGTAACAAGTAACAATGCAGCAGAATTCTATGCAAATAAATTAGGTTTAGCTGACGAAAATGAGCCCCCTATGGCTGAATCTGTAAAGGAAGATTCAGAGCCAGAGCAAATTGAAGCACAGAGTGAACCAGAAGCAGAGGAAGAAGCTAAGAAGCAGAAACCTGAGAAGCAGAATGACAAACTTAATAAGCGTTTTGATAAGGTAAGCAAGCGAGCACAGGAAGCTGAGTTAAGAGCTGCTGAATTAGAAAAGCGTTTAAAGGATTACGAAGCACAGGCTACCCAACCGCAGACCGAACAAAAGGTATCTGTTGAAGGAAAGCCACAGGCAAGTCAATTTAATGATGCTTTTGAATATGCAGAAGCATTAGCTGAATGGAGTGCTGAAAATGCTTTGAAGCAAAGGGATGTTGAGTTAGCTAATCAAAAAGCTCAAGAAGAACGTGCCAAAGCCAATGAAGCTTGGAACAAGAAACTTGAAAAAGCAAAGGCAGATATGCCTGATTTTGATAGGATGGTGCAATCTAGTAATATCGTTGTTAGCAATGAGATACGAGATAGCATTTTAGAAAGTGATGTAGGCCCTCAAATCCTATATCTCTTAGCTACCGATGAAGACTTTGCTGGTAAGTTGACACAAATGCCAACTGCCAAAGCCCTTAGAGAATTAGGTAAGTTAGAAGCTAAGTTTGAAGCGCAGGAAGTAAAAGCTCCTAAAGCTCCAAAATTAAAGGAATCTGTTTCAAGAAGTACAGCACCTAGCCCTATAAGGCCGTTGACTGGTGGCAAAGCTGGAGCAGATGTACTCGTGGACACCAATGGTGAATTTCATGGTACATACTCGCAATGGAAAGCTGCAAGACAGGCTGGCAGAGTTAGATAAACCTAATTTTTTTGGAGAATTAAAATGGCAAATACGCTACTTACCATCTCGAAAATCACCAACGAAGCGTTGATGGTTCTCGAAAACGAATTAACATTTACATCTGAAGTTGACCGTAACTATGATGACCAATTTGCCGTAGTTGGCGCAAAAATTGGCGCAACAGTCAACGTTCGCAGACCAGGCCGTTTCATCGGTACTACTGGCCCAGCTCTAAACGTAGAAGACCTGAACGAAACTTCAGTTCCTGTTACTTTGAGCACCCAGTTCCACGTTGATACACAATTTACAACTCAAGACTTAGCTTTGTCTTTGGATATGTTCTCTGACCGTATTCTGAAGCCAGCCGTTGCAGCTATTGCCAACAAAATCGACTTTGATGGTACAACTACAGCAGCTTTGAACACAGCTAACATCGTTGGTACAGCAGGTACACCTCCAACAGGTTTGTACACATACCTTTCAGCTCAAGCTTATCTTGACTCTGAAGGTGCTCCTCGTGATGGCCGTAGAAGCTGTATCGTTGAGCCGTTTACATCTGCAACTATCGTTGACAGCTTGAAAGGCTTGTTTGTTCCTACTGCTGAGATTTCTTCACAGTACACAAAAGGCTTGATGGGTCGCGATTCAGGCGGTATGAACTGGAAACTTGACCAAAACATCGTGTCACAAACTTTTGGTTCATGGGCTGGTTCTACAGCATCTACATTGACTACTAGCACTACTGCTGCTGTTGGTTATTTGAATTCTGGTTGGGCTTCTAGCTCTACTATCACATTGGCTCAAGGTGCTACATTGACTTTGAACGCAGGTGACGTAATTCAAATCGCTGGCGTTTATGCAGTTAACCCACAAAATCGTCAAGCTTACGGTACAAACAAACTGCGTAATTTTGTAGTTAAATCTACTGTAACTGGTACAGGTTCAGGCACTATGTCTGTAACTGTATCTCCTGCCGTTATTTATGGTGGTCAGTTCCAAAACGTATCTATTCCTACAACATTTACAGCTGCAACAGTAACTCCGTTCAGCGCAGGCGTAAGCGGTGCAGGTCAAGTATCTCCACAGAACATCGTAATGCACAAAAATGCATTCACAATGGCTATGGCTGACCTTGAGTTGCCAGAGGGTGTTCACTTTGCAGGTCGTGCTTCCGATAAGGAAATTGGTCTGTCAATGCGTGTAGTTCGTCAATACACAATCAACAACGATAGTATTCCTACTCGTGTTGACGTATTGTATGGCTGGGCTCCTCTCTATCCTGAACTCGCTTGTCGTGTTGCAGCTTAATTTTTTAACAAATAAAGGAAAAAAATCATGGCGAATCCAGGCCCAGCAACTACTAGCACTACCCACCCATCGAACCTAAACAGCCAACAAGCTCTGCGTGTTATTGCAGTGCAAAAAGGTTTNTCTGTAGCAGCTTTNGGTGATACAGCAGTTCAAGTAAACAACAGCGCACTTTATGTGCCTACTACCGTTGTAATCGCAAACGGTGTTGGCCCTACAGGTTTAGCTGTGGATGTTTCTTCTGTTAACTTTGGTGTTTACACAGCTAAAGCTAAANCAGGCACAGCAGTTTTGACTGCTGCTGCTTTGACTAGCAATACTGGTAACCCTTATGTAACAGTATCAGNAGCATNTACTCCTAATACTGCTGAAACAGTCCAAACTTTGTATTTCAACGTATCTTCTGCAACCGCAGCAGCTACTGTTGACGTATATGTTTACGGCTACGATTTAAGCTCTGGCCCTTACTAAGGCTAACTGATGTAAAGAGAAAGGCTACGCCCAAAAAGTGTAGCCTTTTTTCTTAATTAACTTATAATTGATTTACCTTATTTAAAGGAAAAAACCATGCCGTCTACCACTATTGCTCGTGGAAATGCTTTAAGCACTTTCTATATTGCTCCAAACCTAGATAACACTTCTAATTCTTTAGCTGCAAATACTACAACTGCTGTAAATTACGCTTTGCCAGGCTTGCTTACAACTGACATTATTACCATTATTGGTTATAACGGTTCTCAAGTTGCTGGTGTTGTAATTGCTGAAGCTGATTGTTTAACTGCTAATACAGTTACTATTCAATTTGGTAATTTAACTTCTGGTGCTACATTAAAACCAGCAAGCGGTGTCTATACAATTCAAATCGTGCGTTCTGAAGGTTCATTACCTGTAACTGCGGTTTAAGGAGCTTAAAATGGCATATAACTCAGCTTTTTCCCCTTTTGGGCCTACTTATTTAGTCGGTACATCTGCTGTTCAGATTAAATCTAACAATAATGTTTATCCATCAGGCTATCGTATTGTTAATTTAACCTCTAGCTTAGTTCGAGTGGGTTGGTTGCCTCAAGAGCCTTCTGATGCTTCAGTAACTCCTGTAGCTACAACNCCTACCGCAGCAGGCATAGCAAACGTATTGTCTATTCCTGCAAATGCGGTAGGCGTTTTTAGTGGTATTCCACCTAATGCGTGGTTTATTGCTAGTGCAGCTACTAGCGTTGAAATCACTCCTGGTGAAGGATTAGCATAATGGCAACTAATCAAGTAGCTTCAACTCAAACGCAAAATATTGTTCCTGTACAGGCAGCATTTAATACAACTGGTCAATGCCTTGGTCTAGTTGGCCCAGGCGGTGCGTATTTTTCACCTCCTTTAACGTCTGACGTTATTACAGGCGCAACTATTGATAACAGTCCTATTGGCTCAACAACTCCTTCAACTGTAAACGCTACAAACGTATCAGTTAACGGGAACTTGGTTATTTCTGCAACTGCTCCTACTATTGCATCAGGTTTTGGAACTAGCCCTACTATTGTTGGTTTTAGCACCGCAGCTTTTGCTGTAACTGTTGGCTCTGGTGGCGCTGCATCAGGAACGATTAGCCTTCCTGCTGCTCCAAATGGATGGGCTGTTGCTTGTCAAGATGTTACTAATTCTTCAACTGTTTTTGCTCAACAAAGTGCAAGCACAAATACTTCAGTTTCTGTTACTGGATATAGTGTAACTACTGGATTGCCAACAAACTTTATTGCTGGTGATAAATTAGTTTTTACAGCAATGGCTTATTAAGGAGCATTATGGCTGGCCCATCATCTACAGTAGACCAAAATATATTGCCTGTTCAGGCTTTATTTGATGTTAATAATAATTTTCAGACTTTTATAGGTCAAGGTCAGCCATTTACAGTTCCTATTAGCGGAACTATTACTGGTGCTACGATTACTAATAGCACTATTAATAGCACAACGATTGGTGCAACTACCCCTAGTACAGGGGTTTTTACTAACATTGCTACAACTACAGGAACTATTAGCAGCACTCCTGTAAATTCAACAGACCTTGTTAATAAGCTTTATGTTGATACAGCAGCACTTGGAATTGCTTGGAAAGAACCTGCACAAGCTGCTACTACTGCAAATATTACGCTTTCAGGCTTGCAAACGATTGATNCAGTCGTTTTGGCAGCAGGCAATATAGTCCTAGTCAAAAATCAAACAAACGCTGCTCAAAACGGCATTTATGTGGCTTCTACAGGGGCTTGGACTTATGCTCCTGGTTCTACTACATGGTCGCAATATGTAGGCGCAATGATTTTTGTAGATGGTGGAAACCAAGCAGGAACGCTTTGGTATAACTTAGCGCAGCCTGGAGGTACTTTAGGTACAACCAATATGACTTGGTCTAACTTTGCCACCTCTGGAGTTTATACAGCAGGCACAGGGTTAACCCTTACAGGTAATGTTTTTAGCATTACTAATACCGCAGTTACAGCAGGCTCTTATGGTTCTGCTTCAACTGTGCCAAATTACACAGTAAATGCCCAAGGTCAATTAACTGCTGCT